TATGAGTATTGCAAATGGTAAGTACCGTTTAGTTTCTACTGATGGTACCAACTGGTACGATATTTTTTCTTTAGCTGGATTAGGCGAAGCATGGGTGGAAAAAACTGATAGTGATTCCCCTTATACAGCCTCAGACGGCGATAATATTTTTGTTGACTGCTCAAGTGACGTAGTCACAATAACATTACCCGCCTCTCCTACAATTGGAATGCAAGTAAAAGTCATTGATGGTACAGGAAGTGCGGGAACCAATAATATTACTATTGATGGAGGAGCTGAAAAAGTTCAAGGAGATGCAGCCGATATGACAATTTCAACTAACAGTGCAGGGGTTTCTTTGGTATACTACGATTCAACAAATGGTTGGAGGCTAAAGTACAATGACTAATCTACAGGATTTTACAAACAGAAGCGAAGTAGGTACAATCAAGCCTTGGGGAAAAACTACGGCTCCCAGCGGATATTTATTATGCGACGGAACCGCTGTATCACGAACAACCTATGCGGAACTTTATGTGGTTCTTGGAGATACCTATGGAGCGGGCAACGGATCAACAACTTTTAATGTTCCCCAACTACAAGGTAAAACTCCACAAGGATACGATGGAAACACTTATAACCTAGCGGCAACGGGCGGTGCTAATACGGTAACCGTGGCTGTTACCAATAACCAAGCGGCAACTAATACTGTTACCAATAACCAAGCGGTAACGGTAACGGGATCTATTTCCAATACATCACTCACCACGGCTCAACTAGCCTCTCATGATCATGATTACGTAATATGGTTCCAAAATACAGTCGACCCAGGAAGAGGGCCAGGACAAGGGGGACAACAAGAAGGCTTCGTACACCCGCAAAGCCCACGGAACACGGAAAATTCAGGTTCAGGAACGGGGCACAATCATGCTCACACCTTGGCGGGAACACTGACAGGTACTGTGGCAGTAGCTTCTACACTTACAGGAACGGTAACGGCAGCGGGAAACAATACTTTTTCACCTTACGTGGTGGTTAACTACATTATAAAACACTAAGGAATATTTATGGCCACTCATATTGTAGTATCAAATAACGACTATACTAACATAGATGATTCTTATATTATTAAATGGGCGGATAAGGGAAACGCCATGCCTGCACTAGAGAATACCGTTCATTATATTTTATGGACTTCAGGACAGAAGGAAATTCAAACTAAGGTAGCGGACAGTGACCCCCCTGAAATGGCGGGGAATATTGTGTTATCAGATGTCTCTGATTCCGTGGGCTCCACAACAATTCAAGAATTATTAACTTGGAGTGAAACAAGAAAAAGCCAGATTCTCGAAGCTGTAATGGACTATGATAATGCTTTTGAAAATGCGGGAATTGCCTGGGTGGATGCGGGAAACTCAATAGAAACTTTTAACGACGTTGAAGCGCCTTTGGCTTGGGATTGGAATAAAACTTGGATTGATTACGATCCTAACTATTCTTAACTTGATTTTTTTAAAAAACTAGCAATAGAGTATCTAAAAGAACCACCTCCAGCCCATTGAAGAGGAGCATGATATATATCAGAGGTCCAAAAAACTGCTCTGTTTTTTTTAAAACCCACATGATAACTTAATTCTAATTGATCATCATCGGTAACATGATAAAAACCTGTTCCGTTGTTTCTAGATTCTTCGCCATGCATGTAAATTAAAAGTTGATGAGTTGCTCCTATTGACTGATCGATGTGAGGTCTAGGTTTATCTGCTGCTCCCACCATTGTGTAGCAAGAATCTATATAACTAAAATCATCAAAATAAAAATGTTCTGCGACAAGTTCTTTCATTTTTGTTTGCAGCTCGCATCCTTTTGGTAAATAATGAGTATTCCAGTAATTACCTTGATACTGTTCTCTTGACTCTTTAGGAGGAGGTTTATATTCAACAGATAGTATTTCTTTCACAATAAAATTATAAATCTCTAATGGAAAAAAATTTTCTTTAACAAATACTTTTGACATTAACTTCCTCTTTCTCATCAGAATAAGGACCATTTAAATCAACATAATGCACGAAAACTTGATGATGCCAATATTTTTTTGGCTGTTGAAAAATAGGCCTCCAATGCTCTATCTCCTCTCCTTTATAAATAACCCCGTCACCTGACTTAATATTTATGGGTATATTTTCCATGCAAAGAGGCCATTGATATTCTTTATTATGGTAAAAATATTTTAAAGTTATAGAAGCGCTTATTTCACAAGCCTGTCTGTCGGTATGTTTTTTTAATTCGGCGCCACCTAAATAAATTCTGCTATAACTGTATATAGGCTTTAACTTTAAATTAGTTTCTTTTTCCATAATGGGGAGTAAATGATGAAGTAAATGATAATAAATTTCTGAGTCCTTGGAATGAATTGAAAAAGCGAGAGGAACTTGACTATCTTTGGCTGTTTTTTCATAGTTTTTTAAATGCCAAGTAGAGATGTATTCTACCAAATCCATGGACAGCATGTTTTTGACATATATATATTTATTTTTCATTCCCTAGAGGTGTCAAAAAGTTCTTTAAAGGGAATATATGTTCTATCCATATATTCACTCTTTTTCTCTTCTATTACGAAAGGAATGCTGAACGAGACTCGCGGACCCTCTTCATTCCTCACTTTATGGAATGTTCCTGAAGGCATATAGAGCAGATCCCCTGGTTCAAGAGTAAAATTCTTTTCTTCCTCTAGATACACTTTTTCATCTTTTTCTTCAAAAGCTATTGTCTCCTCTAGCATTTCTTTTATTATTTTATATATTTTCCAATGGGTCATACCTATTATTTGCATATAAATTTTATGCTGCGGACGATCTCGATGGGCATCATATCCTGTTGATGCCGTTTTTGGTGAAATATACAAGTGTAGATCTGCATGAGAATTAGTGAAAGTAGATTCAATTGTGTCTATGAGTTCAGATACTTTTTTATTGATTTGTGTTTGATTCATCATCATAAAACTATGTTTTTCTTCAAGTAATTTTTTTATAACAGACTTCTGAAGCGCCACTTGACTCCATTTTAAATTTTGTTGGATATAATAGTGTCGGACGCCATCTTTAATAATTTGCATGGGGGAATTAATATTACAACCATTATTAATGGTAGATTCTATTTCCTCCAAAGTAATTAAATTAGAAAATTTGTCTTTATGTCCTTTTATAATAAAGGATTCATTGTTGTTGTATTTTAAAAGAAACTCTTCGAGTCCCATAGGATAAATTAGTTTTTTAAAATTCATTAGTGAATCCAAGTGATGACGGCGTGTCGATTTCCTTTTGTAACAGGGGTGACTGCATGGGGAAAACAGAAATTACTCGGAAAAACAACAGCACTACCAGCTTTCTTGGGAACTATGTATTCTCCTCCGAAAAACGCAAAATTGCCTCCTTCATAATCATCATTTAAAATTAAAGAACAGCTTAAAACACGAGGAGATGTATCCGAATTATCAGTGTGTTCTTTATATTCTCCTTTTTCACTTCCCCTGTATAAAAGATGCTCATACCCTGTGTCTGTAATCGTTAGTCCTGTGTAAAAATCTGGGATTTCCTTTTTATATTTAATAATAATTTTACCTATTATATTAAAAATATTTTTATCAAATTTATTATCTAAGTATTTCATATAGCACCTCCTATAATCAGGATTTACTTTATCATATCCTCCCGTAGTAGCGGGTGAAAATGTAAGATCTTTTTGATTGACAATTTTTTCACATAACTTCTTGTCAATTACATTTTCGTAGCATCTCACAAAATCACTTAATTTTTTCATTTATTTAAAACTTTTTTTATTCCAGAACATTTTTTTATACCGATCCATAAACTTACTTTCCAGAAGTCGAAGGGTTTGACCATGGGCTACTTCCATTACAAAGCCAGACCATTTTTTCCATGACTCTCGTTTAAATGGAATTACTTGAACCATGGATTCTCCTTTTTTCAAAATGGTTTGCTGAGTCCATTTTTTCCAATGAAAAGGAAAATTAATTACATTAATGTACGTATCCGTATCCACCACTCCTGATATGACTTCAAAACGTTCTTCTGTCCGATTAAGGGGTTGAATAAATAAACAGCTATATCCTGGTGGGGTTCTAATTAGCCATTTGTTATGAAATTTTCCTGCGTTTTCTTTTCCCTTGTCATCTCCTAACGGAAGTTGGGTCTTACTATGAAATCCCGCAGGTTCAGGTTCTTTGTTGGCAGATGAAATACTTAAATCAGTCTCCGTTGCATCCACAATATAATCTTGGTCAAAAGGAATAATATATCCAAAAGTTAAGGCATCTAAAAAAGGGATGCATGTCTTAACCGTTGGTTTGTGAAGATTCTTATCCTCATGACGTTTTAAATTTTTATAATTTTGCGGAATAAAATGATTTGCAGCTCGGGGATGAGGCCATATATTTTCATAATCTTTATCAGTGGCAATGAAAGTTATTTTCTTTTCAAACATTTAATAATCCTCCCTTTTTTCGTGATACCTTACTTCATAATTGGCAGCGAAAGTTATACGAGGGCTATTAGATAAATTAGGAGTGACGGCGTGTGCTAAAGACCCATTAAACATGAGTACAGTTCCATTTTTTACTTTCACGGATTGAATATTATTACAAAATGTTTCATTGTTTTCTTTTCTTATTAATGCAAATCTACCAGGTTTGTGAAATAAAAACTCTGCTCCTGAACCTTCCACCTCTACAAAATAGACTAATGATAAATGGGATGGATGATCGTGGGGCACTGCATGATCATTTTTATTATACCAATTAATCCAACAGTCTTGTATCAAGATCGAAGGAGCATCAAAATTTTCTTTCTTAACCCAACCCCCTATAATGTTTGATAATTCATCAGTTAAGGATCGTATCTGAGGATATCGAAAATGAGAATCCCATGCGGTTCTTCTAGCTTTAACGTTACAGTCTTCTTCTGGAATTGTTGTGTGCTTATGTATTTCTTTATTGTTTTCTACGAGTATTATATTTTTAATTTCTTTCCTCCACTTTTCGTGATTAGGCATTGTAAAAGACCATGCTTCGTCAATAAAAATATTATGTTTAATTATTTCAAGATTCATTCCCTCCTCCAATAAATTGCTTGGGGGGTATCTCATACTGGTGCCCCCACGCTAAAATTAACAGATACGGATATTCTTCTTTTCTTGCTTTTGTTAAGCGCCACTCTGTGAGGAAGCCAAGGGGGAAAGAGAAGTAAGTCATGGTCTTGGGGAACGCGTTCGATACTACGGGTATTTAGGTAATTAAACTCCTTTATCGCAGGAAGATTCTGTACAGCGGATGACCGAGGATCTTCAAAAAAAAGAGATCCTTGTTCAGGTCCGTGCGTTTCCACGTAATAAATTGCCGCGAGAACGCTGTTGCAGTGGACATGGGTGTTGTTTGATGCTCCCGGTGGATTGACATTGGCCCACGCCCCGCTTTCTGAAAAAAATTTTCTATTATCAAGATCCCATCCCATCGCCTGTCCATAAATTGGTGCGTATTCATCAGCAATGATTTTAGTTAGCTTCCCCAAGACTCCCGTATGCGTCAGTGGGGAGTGCCATCCCCCCATGTTTGAAATTACCACCCCAGGGTCTTTTTTAATCCATTTCTTTATTTCCTTTAATAAGGGCTCTCTCACTTCTGGGCATGTTATCTTCAAATTAAACTCCATGACCAAAGTGCCAAACATCATTTGCTTCACGAAAGGGGGAGGAATATTGTTTGTTTTCATTTATTTCTCCTCCTTCTTTGCAATAAAATTAAAAGACATGGATCGACGAACTGCTTTAGCGCCCTTGGTTTTAAAGGGCATTACACAATGTTGGTGACGGGCGTGAAAGATATAAAAATCCCCAACTTTAGGGGTAACATAATAAGTGGTGTCTCCTCCCATTATAAAACACAGCGCCCCATCCTTGAATTTATGGGGATCTTTTGCATCGTTAATGAATTCGGGAACCTTTAAAAATAAAACTGTTGACCAGCCAGATCCGTCATGGTGAGTATGGGGAGGATTATATTCCCCCGCTTTCATATCATTTATCCAGCATCCTATAATATCCAAATCATAAGATTTACGGGGTAGGCATTTAAATTCAATGCTTTGTTTCATATGTTTGTCCATGCATTTAACAATTTGAGGAAAAGAATCCGTTGATTGTATAATGTTTAACATTTCTAATTCACTATCCAGTCTCCCCGCTAAACGGGGACCGTAACTCTTTAAACCGTCCTTCGCAGCTTCATATCTTTTATTAAGATCTTTAATGTATTTATTGGCTATTTTATAATGGCCAATAAAAAAAGAATCTGTAATAACTTCTGCTTTCATTTTAATAAATTAAAGTTAAAAGCCAGAGACATTCTTTCGTGTTTTGATTCTACAACTCTATGATAGGTGGTTCCGTCAAACAATAAAACAGCACCTTTTTTAGGGACTATTGCTTTTCGTAAATCCTCTGGGTAAATAATAAATTCAATTTCAGAATTATTCTCTGTTAGATATAAAACAGCAGATCCGCAGTCGCCATGTAGGTGGGGTTCTTGATAACCATGCTCCCCTAAAATATTTATCCAT